AGACCCGCCACGGTCAAAAACAGCAGCGCGATCCCGATGCAGATGGCCCACAGTCCCGTGTAAGCGAGGGCCGCGCGGGTGTTCTCCTTGCGCAGGGCTCCAATATCGTCATGCCGGCGTGCAGGCGGCTTGCGCCATGCCTCGACGTCGGCGCGGCGCTGGCCCACGGTGCGGCGGTCGGCGAGGGCCTGAATCTGGCGGTATTGCTCGACGTTGTGGTTCATGCGGCCACCTCGACGCCATTCAGCGCGCACCATTCCAGCGTCCATTCGAGAGCCATCTTTGCCGCGTATCCGCCGCCCGTGTCATCGCCAGGCTTATCGCCAGCGCGGATCATCGCGAACCAGCGCTCCGCTGGGTTGCTCGCGTCGTGATCCAGGTCTTCATAATCCACGCCTCGCGCTTTTGCGATCGTTCCAACAAGACACGCGCATACACCCTGATATGTCGAGCCATCGACGCGGCCGCCACGTAGTGCATCAATCAATGCCGGGGCCTCGTGCGCGTTTTGCGTCAGCGTCATCCAGAGGTCGGCCTTGAATGCTCGGTTGGCGCGGGTGAGGTTGGCGTCGGTGAGGTTGGCGCGGGTGAGGTTGGCGCGGGCGAGGTTGGCGCCGGTGAGGTTGGCGCCGGCGAGGTTGGCGCGGGTGAGGTTGGCGCCGGCGAGGTAGGCGCCGGCGAGGTTGGCGCGGGTGAGGTTGGCGCCGGTGAGGTTGGCGCCGGCGAGGTAGGCGCCGGCGAGGTTGGCGCCGGCGAGGTTGGCGCGGGTGAGGTTGGCGCCGGCGAGGTAGGCGCCGGCGAGGTTGGCGCGGGTGAGGTTGGCGCCGGTGAGGTAGGCGTCGGCGAGGTTGGCGCCGGCGAGGTAGGCGCCGGCGAGGTTGGCGTCGGCGAGGTAGGCGTCGGCGAGGTTGGCGCGGGCCTTGACTGCCGCTTTCACAGCAAACCCAAGCTGCAGCGAATACTGCGCACCAGCAACCTCCGCGCTCAGTTCACACGAGAAAAGCACGTCGCCGTAAAAGCGGGATTTTATTTGGAAGTTCATACCGCCTCTCCCTGCTCAACCGGCACCGCTTCCTTCGTGGCCTGCAGGTCGGTTATCAGCTGGTCGCGCTCGGCGATGCTCATGCAGACGTGCATGCCGCCGCAGCGCAGCGTGACCGATGAAGACGTGGGGATGTTGTCGTGCTCCACCTTGATCGGCGTAGCCCAAGTGTCGTGATGTGCGTGTGCCATGGCTCAGCCTCCCCGTGCCGCGAGGCACTTGGCCGCGCCTTCGGTGAGTGCGTCGGCAAGCTCCATGGCTTGCTCGGGGGTCATGTGCGTGTCCGTCGTGACGACATCGCCCACGTATCCCAACACGACCGTTTCAGCGTCGGCGTGGACATCGACGCAGGCGTGCGGCGTCAGGTGAATGGCTTGCGAGGTGTAGATCGGTGATTGCATGGTTCTCTCCCGTGCCGTGATGGCGTGGAGGAACTATAAGCCCACTTACACCAAGATTGCAAGCGCGCTTAGCAAGCCCGCTTATATGCATTTACCTTGCGTTCAGTTTCGAGCGCAGCCCATGAAAAAGCCCGCCGAAGCGGGCCACGTAGTCAGGTTACGACAGCTTCAGCCGTATTTGCGGCGAAACTCGCGCGGATTGTAACTCGCCGGCAACCCGACACGCTTCAGGCCTGGTGACAGTTCCTTGACGTCGCACACGACGCGAAGCACGGGCCGCGCGCCTTCAACCGGTCCCAGTGTCTTTTCCAGGAGCGCCAAGAGGCGGCGCACCTTTACTTCCTCGATCATCAGTTATCCCCTGTGGTGAGAGGTCCGCATAGCGAACCACAAGATTGAAAACCTCGGGGGAATCGTAAGCATCAGGCATGCCAACCCAAAGCCCATAGGCCGTGACGAACTCGTCTGGCCGTTCCGCGAGGTTGTAGCCGCCGGCCTCCTTGTATCGGAGATTCAGCGCGGTGGCGACGTTGCGAACGATATGCGCATCGGGTCGCATCGGCTGCGATTCGCCTAGCGGCGCGACTTTGGCGGCCTTCCCCGTTACGAGCCATCCGATATCGACCCCCAGCACGTCAGCGAGCGCAAGCGCGGTTTCTGCCTTCAGCGACTTCGTTGCGCCGGACTCCCACTGATAAACGGCGGCTGGTTTGACGCCGACACGCCGCGCCAACTCGGACGGGTCCATGCCGGCGCGGGTCCGTGATTGGGCGATTCGGTCAGCAAGGGTAGACATGGGCGGGAGCCTACGCGACCGCGATATAAGGGGGCTTGCGCTCTTGTTGTAAGTGGCCTTACAATCCGCAGCAACATGACAAACCAAATCATCACCAAAGAACACGCGCTCGCCGCCTACGGCAACGTTGGCAGCGATTTGGCCAAGGCTCTCGGGATCACGCCGAGTGCTGTCTACCAATGGCGCGACGGCGAAGCGATCCCGAACGAGCAGGCGCTGAAGTTGCGCTACGTCCTCAAGCCGGAGGTCTTCGCGGAGTCCGCCCAAACGCGAGTTGCATAGATCCATCGGCCTGCCTGAAAAGGACGGGCCTTTTTTATAAGTGAATCAGGGGGTTGACGCAAGTTGACAGAAGGCGACAACCAAGATGAGCACGCTACTTCCGCCCCGTATTGAGGGCATCAGAACACCCCGCAATGCAGACATGGAAACCATCCGTATGTGCCGCACAGAACAAGACGCCGTGATCGCCAGCATCCGCCTTAGCGGGCTGACGCTGCACGAGATTGGTAAGCGTGTCGGCGTGAGCAAGCAGGCGGTCAGCAAGTGGCAAAAACGCGGGTTGCCGTGGAAAAAGACCCGGGCTTTCTGCAATGCGACGGGGACGAACCTTGTCAGCCAATACCGCGACTTCGAACGCGCCATGCGTGAGGCGGCAGGGCGGTCCAGCGAACGCGACCGTATGACGGCGATTGTCGCGCCAACCCAACGTTTATGGAGTGCAGCCGCATGACCATTTTTTCGCTAGTCACAAACGACGAACATACCTCCCCGCACCCTAAGCCTGCCTGCGTTTCCGTGAAGCCTACGCCAAGCGAACGTGACGTGGTGATGGACTTCCGCGACCACGACTCCCACGAACAGGGTCTGACGCTGACCCAGCGCGTCACTGAAATCGCCGTAGACATGCAGCTGGCCCAGCGCGTGCGCGACGCCATGCGAGCCCAAGGCATGCGCGTGCCGCTGACCGAGGCCGAGGCTTTCGCCGAGGCAGATGCACGCATGAGGGGCCGGGCATGAGCGATGTCATCGGCTGGGCAGTTTTTGATCCCGCCACGAATGAGCTGGTGATCGTCTGCAAGAGCCGATCGGAAGCCCGACGCATCGCAGCGGAGTCAGGTGGTGGCGTGGCTGTCATCCGGAGGGTGCGGTGATGAGCACTCTGCATGCGCTGTACGGCACGCCAGCCAAGTATTCCGAAGCTTGGTACGCCAGGCAGTTGAAACACGCGCAGGAGTGCCTTGCCGAGGCCAGCAAGGTGCACACGCCGGAAGAGTTGGCAGCAGCAAGGGCGGCGCTGGCGTTGGACCCGGTGTGTCCGCAACGGCAGATTTTCGAGCCGGTCGAGAGGCGTGGGTAATGGCACGTTATCGCAAGATTGATCCGCGTATCTGGAATGACGCGAAGTTTTCAGCGTTGAGCGACAGGGCGAAGCTCGTGTTCTTCATGCTGCTTACGCACCCGAACATGACGGCTATCGGCGCGATGCGTGGGACGGCTCCTGGCCTTGCCGCAGAGCTTGGCTGGGAACTGGAAGCCTTTGCGGAAGCCTTCCATGAAGTCTTGTCGAAGGGTATGGCGGAGCACGACGAAAGGGCTTGCTTGATCGCACTCCCGCGGTTCATTCAGTACAACGCACCCGAGTCACCAAATGTCGTCAAGGCGTGGGTTGGTGCACTCGACATGCTGCCAGAGTGTTCGCTGAAAACCCGTGTGGTTGTTAGGGCGAGAGGCTATGCGGAAGCCTTACCCGATGGCTTCACGAAAGCCTTACCGGAAGCCTTCGCGAAGAGTATGCCTATACAGGAGCCAGAGCCAGAACAGGAGAAGAGCATATTGTCATCTGGCGATGACGATCTACCTGTCGAACAGAAACCAAAGACACCAGCGATTCCGTACGACGACATCCTGGCCGCGTACCACGACGCACTCCCCATGCTGCCAGCTATCCGCCTGTTGACAGATGGCCGACGCAAGAAAATCAAATCCCGCTGGCACGAACTGGCCGAACGCCAGACCGTCGAATACTGGCAGCGTTTTTTCGCCTATGCGGCTCAATCGGATTTCCTGACCGGACGCAGCGGCAAGTGGACATCCTGCAATTTTGATTGGCTGCTTGAACCGGGCAACCATCTAAAAGTGGTGGAAGGCAATTACGAAAACAGGCTCGCCGCATGAGCGCGCTCCCCGACTTCGACCGCATGCCCGCCGATATTTCCACGCTGCGCATCCCGCCGCATGACGCGAACGCCGAGCAGGCCGTGATTGGCGCGCTGATGCTGGCACCTGCGTCGCTGGCCAAGGTTTCCGATTGGCTCACGGAGCAGGATTTCTACCGCGCCGATCATCGTCTGATTTACCGTGCCGTGTCCGCGCTGATCGCTCGCGGTTCGCCGGTTGACCCCGTGACGATGATGGACTGGTTCGAGTCGGCGGGGTTGGCGGACTTGATCGGCGGCTTGGGCTACTTGGTCGAACTGAGCGACGCGACCGCGAGCGCGGCGAACATTGTGGCGTATGGCGAGATCGTGGCGCAGAAAGCACGCTTGCGTGGGGCGATAGACGTTGGCTCGCGGCTGGTCGATTCGGCATGGGGTCGGGGTGGCGATGCCGAGCAGGTGATTGCGACGGCGACGCACGACCTGGCGCAGTTGCAGGTGAGCAAGCTGCGCGGCGGGCTGGAGCCGGCGAAGGTCGGCATGAAACGCATGCAAGCCGAGCTGATGGAGCGCTACAAGCGCGGCCCGAAGCTGCTGGGGCAGCCGTGGCCGTGGATGGCGCTGAACAAACTCACGAACGGTTTGCGTGATGGCGTGCTGTACATCGTCGGTGCACGACCCAGCATGGGTAAATCGATCTTTGGCTTGCAAGTCGCGCTCAACAACGCGATGAACGGAAACAACACGGCGTTCTTCAGCGTGGAAATGGGCGCAGACGAATGCATGGCGCGCGCCGTGGCGTGCATCGGCGAGATTCCGCATGCGTGGGTGGAGAGCCCCAACGACCAGGACATGGATGCGGATCTCTATTGGCCGCGTCTGTCCA